CGAGGTAATGCCCCGGTCCACCGCCCACTTGTGGCCGTACAGAATTGCGTCCATCACCATGTCCATGGTCCGCACGCGGGTGACGAACGCCCATTTCGAATCGCTCGACAACGTGCGGTTGCCCCACAGGCGGAAGCCGTCGTCGCGGATGATGGTCGCGATATTGGCGTTGTTCAGCAGGTTGGCCCGGCACGTCTCGTCGCCGTCCAGGTACTCGATGGCACGGGTGGTGCCGGTGATCCCGACGAATTCCTTGTTCGACGGCGACGACCAGAAACCGTACTGGCTATCGGTCCAGGCAAACATGCCTGCTGCCCAGGCCGAGGCCGGCGCGTCTACAGTCGCGCTGGTAGTGGTGTCCCACATCTGTACGCCGGGGTCGACCATGTACAGGCGCTTGGAACCGAACAGCTTGGCGTAGGTTGTGGCCGCCTCGTCGGTGGTATTGGGGCCGTCGATGATTGCCACGGCGCGCAGCTTGGCCGCAATCGAATCCATCGCGGTAGCCACGGCCTGGGTCGCGCTGTGCTTAGGCGCAATGATCAGACGCGGCTGGGCGTTGAAACGGCTTTTGCCATCGAGCAGCGCCTGCAGGCCGGTCCGCTTACCGCTGGCCTGCACGCCGCCAATGATCGCTGAAGTCTGCGCGGCTGCGTCGGCGCCCTTGGCCACGCCAGTGGCGACGATCACCGCCTTGGAGCGTGCATAGATGGCCTGACAGGCCTTGGTGATGGCAGCGCCAGCGCCGAACGCGGCGACGGCCTCGCGCTCGTTGGTGATCAGCACTACGTCGCCGGCCTTGGCCGTGACGGTCGCACCCTCGGTGAAGGTGTCGACCAGGCCAATGATCGAGGACGACGGCAGCGAGACGTTGCGCGCGCCCGTGTCGACGTTCGTTACGGTAACGCCGTGAAAGAATCCAGCCATGGGATAACTCCAAATGAAAGGGCCGCACGCGGCGGCCCAACAGAAACGAAAACGCCCCAAAATCGGGGCGCTCAAGGGAAATCGGGGAGAGGCTCAGACGACCCCGGGCACACTCGCGCGGATGGCGTTGATGGCCGAATCGGCCATTACCTCTGCCTCGGCATGACTGCCAGCCTTGAGCACCGTCTGCTTGCCTTTCAGCCGTGCTGCGCGGATCTGGCACAACGCGGTGCGCCAGGTCGCGGCCTCGCTCAGAATGCTTTCAGCGGCCTGCTGCGGGGTGACGCCCTCGGCGTCCACCGTGGCCTGTACGGTCAGCGGCACCTCACCTTCGAAACCGGCAGCCTGAAAGGCTGTGGCCTCGCTCTCGGCCATTTCGTACTCAACCACGCGCAGCGCGTCACCAACCACGCTGGCCCGCGCCTGATCGGCGGTCAGGTCAATCTGCTGGACAGCCACCTGCAGGGCTGCAGGCAGCGGCAAGGCCTCGAAGTTGAAGCCGTTGAAGACGGTGTCACCGTAGGTGATCGTCAGGTTTTGCTTTTGCATAGGGAATCCTTACAGGGTGGCCAGGTTAGAGACGACGTTGCCGAGGGTGTTGGACGCAGTGCCGCCCGCCACACCCATGACATAGCGGCCGGCAAAGCCGGACGGGGTGCTGGTCGAAATCACCTCCAGCACCACACCGTTTGCCGAGCCCGGCATCAGGAAGCCCACGAAGTCGGCAGGTGCCTGGACGTCGCACGAATCCAGCTTAAGGGCCAGCATGGTGACAATCGAGGCGCTATAGGTCTTGATTACCGAGTTGGCCGAGCCCGACGGGGTCGGCACAATGCCGGCCGGGCTCGGCAACACCAGCGTCACATCGCGCAGGCCAAAAGAGCCCCAGCTTGGCAAGCCGATGCCGGACAGGTAAGACGAGGTGCCATCAGTCTGATAGGTCAGCGTCAGCTTGCGCTTCACGCCGGTGGTGTCGGTCATGATGTTGACCACACGCTGCGCCGCGACAATCGCCGTCGAATGCAGGTAGTCCGCCTGCAGGCGGATCAGGCAAGAACCACCCGCCGGGGTATTGGCAACGGCCTTGTCGATGGTTTTCAGCGGCGCAGCGGCCGTGCCGGCGGCGGTATCGTCGCCGGTCTGCTGGTTGACGTACCAGGTCCGTTCCAGGTTCGGCACGGCAGCGATGGCGAGGGCCACTGCCTGCTCAATGCCGCCCTTCCGGGTTTTGAAGTAATCGAGCAAAGCATTGGTTTGCGTTACCAGGTTGGCAACATCGCTTTCGAGACTCATGGCTCTTAGGCTCCGTAGAGGTGTTGGACGAATTGAGATTGCAGGTAGATAACCGCCGAGGCGTTGGCAATTGCCGCACTCAGCAGGCCGTCATGGTCAGTGTCTTGGCGCAATTCGGCGGCCTTCATCCGGGCCAGCAAATTGGCTACCTGCTCGCCGGTGATTCGCTGCTGATCGGTTTGGCTGTCCAGCTGGTCCTGCTGTTTCAGGTCGCGGAACTGGGCAGCCACCTGGGCGGCGGCCAAAGCGGCCAAGGGCGCCGCCAAACTCAGATTGAGCCCGGCGCCGGTGCTATTGATGGTGACGCTATTGGCAGGCAGGGCCGCTAACGACAGGTCATAGGCCAGCAACAGGTCGATACCTGCCGCCTTGTAGGCGAGCACCTCAGTAGTGCTCGACCACACCGCGAATAGGGTTCCATCACTCAAGAGGAACCCGATTTCGCGCACATAGAACGCTGATTCACCGTCAGCGACAGCGGTCAGGTGCAACAGGGTGCTGGACAGCTTTTCGCCGCCGGCAATGGGGTACTTCGCCAACTGGCGGCCAAGCACGATCTGGTCGGCGCTGGGGGTATATGCCCGGTCCCCAAGCACCACATGGGTAATCTCGGCTACCAGGCCGGTACGGGTAGCGTTGAACACTGCCGCCAGGCCGGCCTTGGTGATTACAGGCTGTAAAGCGGTACTCATAGAACTGCCTCCATCGTGCCGCGCACGACTACCAGGGTGCGGGCCGCACTGGCGAACCCGACTCCCGATTCAGAGTTGATTGGGGCGCATTGCACGTCGGCGCTACGGCGAGAAACGCCCAGCGCGGCAGTGGCATTGGCCAGCAACAGGGTTTGTGTCGAGGTGTCGACGGGAACCCCTTTGGCCTCCAGGGTGCGCCGCTGCAGTGCCAGACCCTGCGCGGCGTTACCCATAACGAGGCCGCCATCAAAGCGCGCGCCCAGCCGGAACTCGTAGTGGCTGCGCTCGTTCTTCGCCGCGTCGACCAGGGCACGCAGGCGCGCGCCCAGCTCGGGCGAGATGATCGAGCCCTCACCCGCCCGGTTTTCGTTCGCCCAGGCCGTGACCTGGAACGTGTACGGTGCGGCGTTCGGGATCTGGTGCCATTCCTTGAACTCCGCGTTGACCCGCACCGCCCTCAGCACCCGCCGGATTGCGCCGACAGTGCCCTTGGTCTTGTGAACCGGGATCGCCTCGCGGTTCAACTGGCGCCGCTGGTCGTCGGTGTAAGCGGCTTCCCAGCCCTCGACCTTGAGCGCCCATCCCAGCCAGGGCAGGAAGTTGGGCGGGCAACGCGCCGAGTCGGCCACGCCCCGGATGATTTCCGGGTCCACGCCCAGCTCGCCGGCGCGCTCCAGCGAGCGCTCCAGCAGCGTGGCGTTATGCGGTAGCAGGCTCATGTGACCACCTTGGTGGTCAGGGCAATGGATGTGGCACGCGGGTAATGCCGCTTGTCACACACCACCCCTTCCACCGGCTTGGCCAGGTCGACGCGGCTAATCCCCGTTACGTGTAACGCCGCGTAGATGGCCGAAACGGGCAGCTGCCCCTCAAGGCGGCGAGCATCGGCAATGGCGGCATCCAGGCTTTTCCGCGCCGCCGCCAAGACAACGTCAGGGTCTGGCCCGTCCTCTACCCACAGCACCGCCTCCACCTTGAAGTCGGTCGGGATACCGCCCTGTACACGCGGCCTGTCGGTCACTGGCCGCACATCCTCCCCCGACAACGCCTTGAGGACAGTGGCCACCAGCTGGGCCTCGGGTACGGTGCTGGTCGGCCTTGCCAGTGCCGCCAGCGACACGTCGCCGGGCAGCGGGTTGGCTAGGCCGGCGTCGTAGTCACAGACCACGACAATGGCCCCGGCGGGCAGCTGCGCTTTAACCGCGGCTGGCACCGCCACCCCGGAAAACCGGGGCGAATCGACCGAAATGTGCACCAGCTCGGCCGACGAACTCAGCGCGTGATACTCATACGCGCCGCTGCTGCCAGCGGCCGACAGCGCCTCTAGCGACAACCGCGTGCGGTAGCGCAGCGCCTCGTCACTTTCCATCAGCGCTGTAACCGGCGGCACCGCGTCAGGATCTGCTGCCCGGATGGTCAGCCGTTGCACGCCGTAATCGGCGGCGCGGTTGTCCAGGTCGGCGCCCTTGGCGTAGGCCAGCAAGCTGGCCTTGGCCGCCGCGTTGACGCGGGCACGCACCATAAGCTCACGGTAGGCCATGACTTCCATCAGCTTGACCACCGGATCGGACTCCAGAACAGCGGTCCACTGGTCGCCCATATGGGCGCGGAAGATGCCTAGCACCTCCTGATACAGCGTCTCGAAATCCAGGGTTTCCACCACATCGGGCGGGGGCAGCAAAGACAGGTCAATCATGCACTCACCTCCACGACGGCCGAGTTGCCCAGGTACTTGCCTGTCAGCTGCAGGCCTATCTGGCCGTCGAGCACCGACACGACCTTGACCCGCTCCAGCTGCAGGCGCGGCTCCCAGCGACCCAGCGCGCGGGCCACCTCGGCCTGTACCGCGCTTTTCCAGCCCTCGTTAACCGGCAGGTCGACAAAGCGGCGCAGGTTGCAGCCGTAGTCCGGCCGCATGCGCCGGCTGCCCAAGGGGGTGGTCAGAATGTCCCCAATCGACTGTTTCAGATGATCGAGGCCGGTGGATTGCTGGCCGGTCATGCGGTCCAGGCCAATCATGCTTAGCCGTCCAGCTGCTGCAGGTCGGCATGGCCACCCAGGAACGCCAGCGCTTCGGCGTCGTCAGCCTGGACGGTCACGCGGCCGGCCAGCACCTTGAACTCGCGCAGGTCGTCACCGGCCTGCAGGAACAGTGAGCGCGAGGTGAAGGCGCGGTCGATGAAAGTCACGCCGGGCGGCGCAGTCTCCACAACGGCGCCGTCGGCACCCGATACAACGGCGGATTCGTCCGCACTCGCTGCCGCGTCAGTCGCGGCGGTTTTCTTGACTGCCATAAGTGATGCTCCAGAAAAGACAAAGCCCGCGAGTGCGGGCTGTCAGTGTTTGTGGTTCGCCGAGTTGCCGGCGGTATCCATGATTGTTCCAAGGCCGAGAATGTTGCCCGTTACGCGTAACGGCCCGACTATCTCCACGCTGCCCTGCAGGGTGATGGTGGCCGCCTTGGCCGTAATCGCGGCCGACTCGGCGTTGATCGCGGCGTCGGTGATTGTCGCCTTGCTGCTACCGACCTCGATGTTGACCGTGCCGGTGGGCAGCTTGATGGTGTAGCTATTGGCCGCCCAGTCGTAGACCAGGGAACCGCCATCGTCGAAGCGCCAGACCTCGACATGGTCGCGATTGTCCGGTGGTGCACCCGCGTTGCCATACAGCCCAGGAACGAACGTCCCCTGCGCCGGCTCACCGCTCGGGCTCACCAGCACGCCCTGTTCGCCCATGCTCGGCGCACGCCAGTGGCGGGCCTTGCCGGCGGCCTGCGCGTGCCAGCGTACCCAGGCGCTTGTCCAATCGCCGCCATCAGAAACCCGCACCCTGGCGGCGACCAGATCCACCCCAACCACGTAACAGGGAATCAACAGGCCGGCCAGCATGCGGTCGGCCTGCGCGGCCGCGTAACTCACGCCAGGGCCTCGGGCGATTGATACAGGCCTTCATTGCCTGGGCCACTGTCCGGGTCGAAGGCGAACTTCAATGGGCCGGGCTCTCGGGGCCATGGCCACTCCTCCTCGCCCAGGTAGATAACCTGAGTCCATTCGACGACCCAGACCGCAAAGCTGTCCAGTTCTGGCCGGCTCCAGTCCCGCTCTGCCCGTACGAACTGAGCAAACTCTACTGCCAGGCCCCAGGACTGCATGCGTAACAGTACCGCCAATTGAGCCGCGGCGAAGGCCGCCACATGCAAGCAGTTGGGCTCATCCACCCCAACGATCACACGCGCCTCGAAACGAGCATCTACGGGAGTCTCACCAGTACCAGGATCGTTGCCCGTGCTCTCAAGGCCTGCCAGCTCCAGCACTACCGCCGGCACCGGCACGACCTCGATCCCGTCCGGCATCGTGCCGACATAAGCGAGGCCCGGAATGGCATCGCTGATGTGTTGCTCGATTGCGGAATAGATCTTAGCGAGGGGTATTGGGTCATCAACCATTGCCTGTTCTCCGCAAATACTTATGCAGCTCAAAGTTCAGCTCTTGCTCAAGGACTACCTTCAATCGTTCGTGAGCTCGGTTGGTCCAGGCTTCAAAATGCGGTCGAACGTCATCCAGGGAGATCTTCGCCTTGGCCAGTGGAAAGCGGCTGTCATTCTCTGAAACCCAGCCAGAGCGACGACCACCGCTACCCGATACGTCGCTTTCCGGGTAGTCAGCGGCGTCGAAATGCTTACTGGAAGTACGAATCCAGATGTCGGGTTTGCCCCCGTACACTTGTCGGTAGAACGCCCCCTGATAACGACGCCCCGCCACCGATACACCTGTGCGGGTTTGCCGGGGGCGCCCAGCCCGACTGGCTTCAATGGGACGAATACCGAACCACAACTTGCCTTGCCCACTGCTCCCCATTGGGAATGCCTTGAGCCGCTGCCTCACAGCTGCGATGGCGATTCGTTCTTGCCGCCCGACCTCTCGCGCAATCTGCCCGCGAAGCCAGCGCAGCGTCTTGTTGATAGCCCGCCGCTGGGCCGCAGCCATGGCCTTGGGCACAAGCTTGGCAAAGTCCTCGAAGCCTTTGACGTCCTGCGGGCTCATTTGCAGGGTGAGCAACCCTGCGCTGGCCGACACTTTGTGATAACTGCCAACACTCATGCACGCACCTCACGCAGTGTCAGGTTGATCCATCCGGTCCCATCCGGCTTCCTGCCAGCTATGACGTATCGCCCACCACCATCTTCGGCCGCGAGCTTGATCACCAGATGCATTCCTTCCTTGATGCCATTCGCATGGGCGATGCGAACCGCAAAGACGGGCTCGCGCAAACCTGTATTGATCTGGCCAAGCTTGGGCTGGAGCCAGGGGGCCGAAAAGAACCCCGGTACCGGATCGGCTACGCCTTCGATTTCCGCCTCGTCACCCAGGACATCCAGCAGCGCTCTGTCCATGAACGCCACTTGGTCACGGAAGTCCACGATCACTCGCCGTCGTCTTGTTCGTCCTTGCTGGGCAGCTTGCCGCGAGGAGCAATCTTTCGCTCTTCGATAAGCAGCTCCAGCACCTCCTTGTCGGACGTCATGAAGACCTCGCCTTTTTTGACGACCTTAGCCCCATCCTGAATGCAGCCGTCCACCACCACGTACTCGATCTTGGCAGCCATGTCACACCACCTTCGCGAAGAGGAAGGCGTTCGGCTCCAGCAAGCCAGGCAACGGCGCTGCCTGAACCTTCAGCCAGCGCTGGCTTGGCTCCTGGGTGACCCAGCTCTTGGGGAAGCGTGCGGCTTCGACCAGGCCGCTTTCGATAGCTTCAAGATCTTGAATCGCCGCGTACAGCATGGCGTTGCGGGTGGCGGTAGAGCCAAGGATCAGGCCCCCGGCAGGAATCATTGGCTTTTCACCAGCCTCATCGTCGAGGTACCACTCGTCGTACGCGTAAAGGTCCACACCCGGATCATTGAGGTAGCCGAGGTAAGTCACGCCGTCCGGGAGCTCTTCGGGTTTGATCAGGCCCAGGTCAACACGGCGGGTGTTCAACTGCTTGAGTACCGCATCGTTGTTCTGGAAAGCATCCTGTGCTTCCGCGCTCAACACCGCGACGTTGGCCGAACGGCCCGAGTCTTTGGCGATCAGGCGCCGCCACTGACGCAGGTTACCGATGGGATCGGATCCGGCGGTGTTCCAACGGCCAGTGGCCAGAGATACCTTGTGGGTGTCTTCCATCAGGAAGTCGATGGTGTCATCAACCCCATCGCCGACAACCCGGATCCGGCCAGTGGTCAGGGCTTGAGAACACATCCATTCCTCGCGGCGAATGATCTCGCCCTCAAGCTCCACCAGGTCACGGCCAAGCCGCTCTCCCGCTCGCTGAAGCGCGGTGCGCGTCGAGAATGGGGTTTCACCTGCGCTGCGTTTCAGGATCTGATCTGCCCGGGTGACACGCTTGGGCTGAATGTACGGCGGCTGGTAAGTCGACGAGGCAAAGCCGGTACGCTGTGACACGCTGCCGGGCAGGGTCGGATGAACAAAGGGCGCCATCTTGCGCTGCCCCTTCACGATGTCGATTGTCACGGTCTCGGTGGGGAAGGTTTCCGGGGCACCGGCATTGAAGAAGGTATTCATGAGGAAGCGGCGCGGCGTCGCCAGCTGCTCGACGGCTTCCAGCATGGTCAGGGTGTCGAAGATATCCATGGGTGCTCCAATTAACGAACGAAGAGGCAGAGAGGACGCAGGGCTGCTTTCGCAGCCGCTAGGGTCAGGCCCTCACCAAGGGTCAGCTGGCTTCCCAGCACCTGGCCCGTCAGGCGAATCGGCGCGCTTTGGGCGCCATCGGTGGTGTCAACAGCGCGGTCAAGGATCGCCCTGGGTGTCTGAGACCCGTCCTCGGCAGCTGCTTTGCACAGCAGGTATTCACCAGAGGTGGTGACCTGGCCCAGCACTGCACCGCGCTGCAGCTGCTGGCCAGCAGCAATGACGCCGGAATCCATAACAATGGGGAAGTCGCCCGCCTCAAGCTGGGAAGACGTAAAGGTATGGGTAACAGGATTTGGCATGAGGAGCTCCTGGTTAGCGGCGCGTGGCGCCAGAAACGATTGCGCTGACGACCGCCTTGCGTTCGCCAGCCTTGCCGCCTTCCAGCGGGGTGGTACCGGTGACGCCTTGCGCATCACCCTTGATGCCTGCGAGAGAAATGCCGCGATCCTGCGAGGCCTTGAACAACACCAGTGCCGTCGCCTCGACCGAGCTGCCGTCATCAATCGCCGCGCCGATTTCTTTCTCGAAGCCTTTGACGGCCAACGCATTGATGCCCTTGATGCGCTCACGCTCGGCAGTGGCGGCCTCGGTGCGAATCGCGGCGGTATCAGGCTGATCGGCTTGGGCAATCTCGATAGTGTTGGGATCAGTGCCTGCTGCAATGGCGGTGCGCAGTTCTGCCGTGGTCTTGACGGTGGTCATGGTGTTTGTCCTTGGGAAGGTAGTGGCCGGCTTGGCCAGTTCAGTGATCAGGGATTCCAGCGAGCCCACGCGATGGGCCAGGCCGTGCTTGACGGCGTCAGCGCCGACGCGGATGCCGCCGTTGTCGCCCATTGCGGGTACCTTCTCGGCCGCCATGCCGAGGTTGCGAGCAACCTTGCCCACGAAGACCTCGGCCATCGCGTCGATGGTCTCGCCCACCTTGGCGCGGCCCTCTTCAGTGCCAAGGTCGGGTCGCTTGTTCGGCGCGTTGCGACTGACGATCTGGTAGCGGGTGCGCCCGGTCTTCTTTTCATCCTCTATCACAGCCTCGACAACGACGCCGATGCTGCCCGCCAGACTGGCCTCATCAATGACGATCTCGCTCGCCGCCGAGGCGATCCAGTAAGCGGCGCTGGCTCCGATCCCACCGATGTAGGCAACAATCCGTTTCCGGTCCCGACCGGCATAGATCATCTCGGCCAGTTCGTTGATGCCCGAGGCCACGCCTCCTGGGCTGTCGATGTTGAGTACGATGGACTTGACCTTCGGGTCGTCCAACGCGCGCTGGATGTCGGTCGCCAGGATCTGGGTGCTGGTGGCACCGCTGATCTCGGTGAACAGGTTGGCGTACCGGAAGATCGGGCCGGTGATGGGCACCACCGCCACACCGCCGCGCATGGTGACTCGCCGGGTTTCATCCAGCCGCTCGCCGCGCTTGGTCGCCAGCGCCACCGGATCGCCCATGCGGTCGGAGATGGTCAGCAGGTTGTCCAAGGCGTCGGGCATCATCAGCCAAGGCTGCGAGGCAGCCAGCTCAAGTGCTCGAGGCATTCTTATTCCTCTTTGGGGTTGGATTCAGGCGCAGACTCAAGCCCGCTCTTTGGCAGGGCCTGCATGTTGTGCTCGCGCCGGTAGGTAACCTCGCGGGTGCGCTGACGGATAACCTGCTGCCAGGGCTCGCCGGTCATGGCCGCCGTTTCCAGCGTTTCGTTGCTGACGCCGATCTCGATGCGCTTACCAGCCGCGTTGGCTTCTTTGAGCTCGTCAATCGCGCCTCGGGCCGGGCCAATCCAGATTGCCTGGCAATAGGCCTTGCGCTTGGCTGGGTCGCTGTAACCCGGTAGATCGACCAGGCCCCGAGCAACTGCCTCGTCGATGACCAGCTCGCGGCTTGGCTGGCAGAAGTCACAGGCCAGCCACCAGCGGCGCAGGCTGTAGAAGCGCCAGGCTTGGAGCATCGCTGCACGAGCGGCGCTATAACTGCTGCTGTAGTGCAGCAATAGCTCCTCCAGGGGCAGCTCCAGAGCAGCGCCAATTTCCTTCACCACTGCGGTGAAGAACGGGTCAAACTGGGCGTTGGGCCGGCTGGGGTTGGCCACCACCGGCTCCTCCCCCACGCCCAAGTCAACGATGGCCCCTTCGCCCAGTGCAATTGCACCGTCGGAGGTGTCATCACCGCCCGGCTGCTCTTCCGTCAATGCAGACATGGGCAGGTTGTTATTGTTGAAGTTGTCGCCCTTCTTGATGAACACGGTGAACATCGCCGAGATCACCGCCGCCATCAGCTCTGCGCTGCTGTATCGCTCCAGCTTCTGCAGCGGCTCAAGCACCGGCGACAGGTACGGTGCACCGCGCTTTTGCCCCGGCCGCTCTTTGTCGGCCATGACATGCAGCACTCGACGACGACCAGTTCCAGCGCCGAATACCGTTAACCGCTCCCACTGCAGCGACTTGCCCAGCACATGCTCACCGGGGTAGCCGGTGCATACGTGGTAAGCCACTGGCGCACCCAATCCGTCGAACTCCACGCCCTCTACCAAGTCCGCCCGGTCCATTCCGCCGTTCGGGTTGCCAACACGGTCGGACTCAATCAACTGCAGGCGCGTGCTGAAGATGCACCCAGGCCGCTCTTGATCGGGGCTGGCAACAAATACGTCACCGGCCACCATCGACGAGACAAGCACCAGGGCCTGCAGTTGGTAGTGATTGAGGGATGCTTCGGCATCGCACTCTAGTGGATCGTCGGCGTACAGGGACCACAGCCGGTCCAGCTGGCTGTTGAGCTGCTCGGCCTCCTCTTCGGTCAGCCCCAACGCCTCATGATCGACCTGGGCACGACAGACCAGCCCGGTACCCACGACGTTGGTTCGCAGCCTGGTGATCGCCGCTCGGGCGATCAGGTGGTTACGCATGGCATCGCGGGAGCGGGCCACCAGCATGCGGCGCTCGCTGTGGTTGAAGTCACGCCGAGGGCTGCCTAGGCCAGGTATCCAGCTGGCAACGCTACGCAACACCCGAGAGGCGCCACGCCAGCGGGTTTCGACGCCACCGCCGCCGCCTTGGGCGACAATCTGTTGCCCGTCGACCGATGCCCTGGCCACGCGAATCGCTTCCGACATCAGCTGCTCGGCAGCCGAGTCCCGTTTTCGGAACGGCCACATGGTCAGATCCCCACGTACGAAACGCGGTTACGGCCACGACCCTGACGCGCTGCCGTCTCCGCAGCGACTTCAGTGGCGTACTGTTTCTCCAGCAAGCGCAAGCTGTTGAGCTCGGCCAGCTGGATTTCTCGGTCCTGACGGCGCAAGCGCTGACCGTTTCTCAGGACGTTCGAGATCGCCGCCCGGACCTCGTCGAGACGTTGTTGTGCATCTGTCATGGTGAACCTCGGTTAGCTGACGCGGCTTCGAGTGCCTCTGCCGCGCGAAACCGCACGACGGGGTACCGGCGCCACCGCCTGCTCAGTTGTGAAGAGGGTGGGCTGAAGCAACTGTTGCTCCAGCTGGTCCCATTCGTGATCACGCAGCAGGTGCGTCTTTAGGCTGCGGGCTGCGTGCAAGGCGTACACCTCGCAGTCCAAGGCTTCGTTGCGCCGGCCTGCCTTCTTCTGCCAGACCATCTTGCTGGGGTTGCGTGGGTGCGGCGCCAGCACCTCGTTGGTCACTTGCTCGTAGTAATCCGAGCGGATCTCGCTGTACCAGTGCATTCGCCCTGGCCCTGCACCCTTGAGCTTCATCCGCCCATCGATCAGCGTTTTGGCCTTGTGGGTACCGACGATGAACACGCGCAGTCCGTACTTCGACGCCTTGGTGTTGTCTTGGCTGGTGTCGGCAGACTGGGCCGGCTTGGTGAAGATCTCCCGGTCCCGGCTGTCGATGGACGCGCCCTTGATCGCCATGATGTTGAAGCGCTGACGATCTCGAACGTAGGTGTACACCGCATCGCTGGTGTTACCGTCAGAGCTGTCGATGCTGACTGCTGACACGGCAAGCTGCGCACCGCTTTCGGTGGGTATGGGCGTTGCGATGATCTTGTCGAGCTCAGTCCATACAGGGTCGTGCGGATCGATGGGATTGCCGGGCAGTTCGCCCCAGTACAATCGCCAGGACTCCTCGCCTCTCCCCCAACCAACCATGACCAGGGCGAGACGGTCGCCTTGGACGTCGACACCAACCGTGACCATCAGCGTTCCCGTCGGGGCTGTCAGCTCGGCATAGGGCTCGGCGCGCTTCTCCAGCTCGTCCGTCTTGGGGGCGTCGCTCTTGTACTCGTAGCTTTCACCCATTGAGCTGTTGGTGAAGGCGATCATTGGGCCGATGTTGCCCTGCCGCGCGGCGTACTCAGCCTGCAGCTTTTTCTCGATCAACACCTCGAAACGGGAACCGTGGAACTTGGCATACAGCTCGTTGAGGATGTAGCCAGCGATACCACGAAACTCAGCCGTCGCCTCCCAGCGACCATGCGCCAGGTTGGCGTTCTTCTGATGGTCATCCCAGATCTCGCCGCAGTGCGGGCACGCGTAGTAAGCCGTTTCCGGTCGGCGCTTGCCGTACACCTCGTGGAAGTAGTGTTCGTCTTCGTCGCAGTGCAGATGATCGAAACTCAGCGCGTGCGATTGCCCGCAGCCGTGGCACGGCACCAGACCAACACGCTTGTCGGATAGCTCAAGCTCTGCGTCGATGGCAGAGAGACCCTTGATGGTCGGTGTGCCACCAATGATGATTTTCGACCGGCGGAACGTCTTGAGACGTTCCTTCGCCAGCTTGATGCTGTCCCCCTGCCCCCGCAGGTTCAGGTTGCAGTCGTCAGGTTCTTCGATAGCGACCCGTGGTACTGGTGTGGACTTCACGCTGGCCGGGCTGTTGGAGCCCACCATTTTCAGAAAGCCCCCAGGGAACCGCTTGAAGTCCTGGCGCTGCTGCAACTTTCGACTGCGCAGGTCGACCTTCTTCCGCAGTCGCTTGGTCGCCTCGATCATCGGCTCCAGTTTTTCAGCGACATACTGCTTGGCCGCTTCAGCCTTGGGGAACAGGATCAGAATCGGCGAGGGGTCCAGATCGATCCACTTGCCAATCGCGTTACCCAGTACGCCCGACGTCCAGGCCACCTGGGCCGACTTGCGCCCTACGATCTCGAAGATATTCGGGTCGTCCAGCGCCTCGAGCGGGCCGCCTGGCCAGATCAGATGTGGGGTCATCTCGAAGCGATACTTACCTGGCGCAGCCGACTCTTCGGGAGCGAGCCAGCGAAACCTGTCGGCCCACTCGATGATGGTCATTCTCGGCGGGGGCGCCCACTTGCGGCAGACCCGCCCCATCGCTTTACTCGCCGTCTTCTTCAGAGCCCTCCTCGTCGTCCGGCTCGTCAGAATCCCCAGCGAGATCGTCGTCCTCGTCATACGCGGACAACCTCCTCAGTATTGATTCGATGGGCTCGCGGATCAGCTGGTCATCGACCTGCACGCCGTACTTGGCCGACAAGGTCGCCGCCAGCTCATCAGGGAAGGTATTGAGCAACTCGATCTTCGCGGCGGTGATTACCGCCTCGAACCGCTCAACCATTTCTGCCTCGATCACCACCTCGCCCAGCTCACGAGCCAGCGCAATTTCTTCGCGGTCACCACGCAGACGGTCAAGGCGGTCCCGCGTCGATTCCTTTTTGCCGTTCAATGCGGCCTGACGCATCAGCCACTCGATCACCACTTGGGTGTCGTATTGGTTTTCGTTGCCACGGCCAACGCCGAACTCGATTACTGGCATGCCGTCCTTCTGCCAACGGCTCAACGTCCGCTCGTCACGGCCGACAATCTCGCCCAGCTCGAACTTGCTGACTGTCCTGCCCATCACTAAGTCCTTGAAAAGACGGACATCCCTGCAGGGATTTCAGCTGCAGAGAATCCGCGAGTCTGCGCACCCGTGTAGGGGGCGGCCCGGGGGGAGGACCCAAAAATCAGCGGGCGCCGCCTGACCCGGCTCTCGGCGGGGATCACTGACCCGCCTCGCTACCGGCCGGCGGCTCCTGGCCCAGTCCCAGGCGCTTGGCGGCCCAGCGCATGTAGAGGTTGATCGCGACATCGGCACCGGCCATCGCAGCCAGGCACCCAACCGCTGCCGCCGCCCATACCGAAACGCCGAGGGCGTACAGCAGCATGTTGGTCGAAAGCCCGCAGGTCACACAGGCACCAGAGCGCAACGCCAGCCGGCGAATCAGCCCCCAACCGCGAGCGCCCGCCATGTCGGCCCGCCACATCTCTCCCGAAACACCGCCGACCAGGGACAGCACGATCACCATCCAGATCGGCAGTTCGGCTAACGTTTGTTGCTCGCTGTTCATGTAAGCCTCATTGGCAAAGCACGGCGCCGGAAATAGAAAACCCCGCCGGGTGGCAGGGTTCTCGATGCACCGATAGGTCGGAGCGGGTTGCACAGCACAGTGCTTGTAGGGGAAGCGCCTAAGCGCACTTTTCATATCGTGACGCCTTTGTACATGCCACCGGAAAAACCGAAAAGGCCCTATTTACGGTTCTCCGCTTCGACGCTACTTCGGCGCATCTTCGGCGCACACTCGGCGCATATTGACCCGACGAACGGTCTGCTGCCTCACTCGCCCAGCGCGAGCAGCCAGGATGGCAAACACCTGCAGGTGCAGGGCCTTTACCCAGTTCCGGTAGGTGCGATCTGCATCCTCAGCCAGCCCAACTTCGCGCATCTGTATCCGCACCGGTGTGCCGAAGAGGTATCGATGGTGAGCCAGCTTGGCCAACGTGGCCCCCCGCGCGTCGCGTCGCTCCAACTGGGCCACCGCGGCGTCAACTTCAGCCGCAGCGTGGTCGAGACCTGCACCCGAGACCAAGATCCGCGAACCTGACGAGCCGCCGCGTGGCGCTGAGCCCTTCCATTCCATGATGGTGCCCATCTGGCTACCCAAGCTGGCCTCCAGCCCAAGCTGGGAACGCTGCTCCCCCCAATGCTTCATCAGCTCGCCAACCAGACGCAGGCGCTCGGCCTGGTCGATGAGCGCCGCCATATCCATGCGATGCAGTGCGAGGTCCACCTGCTGCTGTAGGCGCAAACCTTGATCATTCCTCATCGCCAGCCTCCCGATCACTACCCAACACGCATTTAGTCAAACCCAACACAACCCCAACACACTCGAAAGCCAATGAATTCAATGGATTAAGCGAATGTGAGTTGAGTGTGTTGGGTGTGTTGGGTTTATCGAGGTTCGCATAAGGATTTTTCTCACCTTCGGAATCACTGTTAAACAAAGCGCGCATGCGCGCGCGCGTGCACAAACCCAACACACCCAACACACATGCCATCCACGCCACGGAATTCGGGGCTCTAACCTGTGTTGGCTTACCGAAACCAACCCAACACAAACCCAACACACCCAACACACTTGCCGACGGAATCATGCTGCAAGCCTCTTAATGTGGTCCCAGCCGTCCACGTTCCATCCAGCCAGCTTTGCCCGGGCACGCCATTCGACGACGTTCTTGCCCAGCTCGGCCGCTACTGCGGATGGGGGCAGGGAAGGATCGCCGTCACTGGGGAAGAAGAACGCCGCGAACCGTCGGTTGTTACCGTCTGACCAGGGGATGGCTCTTGTCTTCTCCACCTTCGCACTAAACATCAACGAGAACTTGGTGTGGCTCATTGAGTTCTCCTTGTTGTGGGAACACCACTCCAAGAACATCGCGTAGACGTCCGAGGTCAGGCAGCAGCCCCATAGGCCATGCCCCAGCTCGCCGGCTCGCCAGAGGTAGAAGAAGGTCTGCCAGGCCGTGCGGCTCAGCTCGACCAAGCGCTGGCGGGCCTCAGTCTCCGGCGGGCGTGTGCGCTGGTTGAACTCACCCAGCTCGACGTCCAACAGCCAGCCGTACAGCGCCGCGACGCCACCGCTGGCCAACTCACGGGCGATTGCCTTCTGCCGTTCGGGCGGCAACGTCTCCAGCGGCCACATCACCAACATTCGCCGGTCGCTCTCGCTGATCGGCCAGGGCATGATCTCGTTGCTCAGGAACACCGAGTTCATGTGGTTGGCCTCTTCCCAGCCGTTGATAAACTTTGACTCCATGCGCACCGTTTTGCCGGTGATCATGTGCTTGATCTTGCCCACCTGGTTGTAGCGCTGATCGCGGCTGACAACTTCTTCGAACACCGCCCACAGCTTGCCGCTTTGCCAAGCGTTGAAGTTGCCTTCGAGCTGGGTCTGACCAACCGTTGCGCCGTACCGGCCGTACAGCTCGCCCATGATGTCCGCGAACAGCAAGCTCTTACCTGAGCCTTCCATCGTGGAGTGGAACAACACCGCAGTGTCCATCTTGGCGCCCATGTGCTGCAGCGGGTAGGCAAGCCACTTGACCAGCCAGTCCAGAGCCACCGCGTCGTGGTTGCACAGGAACGAAATCAGCCACCGCAGGTTCTCGCAGGCAGCGTCATCCCGTACCGGCACAAGCGGTAAGCCCTCGAAGGTGTTGATGTAGATTGCAGGGTCCTTTGTCATCGTCGGGTCGAACACGATGTGGTCGACGTCGACTACCCGGCGACTTGGGCTGTTCAGCCAAAGCTGGTAGGCATCCCCCAAAGCCATCTTCACGCTGCCCTCGGGCAGGCGCCGTTTCTTCTCCCGATCCCAGGCTTCCTTGGTACCGTCGATGTACACATAGCGGTCGAGCGGTGCGAGGTTCAGCGCCCCGCCCTTCTTGCTCGACATTTTGCGGGCCTGCTCCAGTTCCTTGACCTGCTCGGAAGAGACCAGCTTCTTGTCGGTGCTCTCCATCCACTGCTTGGCAAGAGGTTTGCCGACCAGGGCTTCGAAGCCTGACCGCTTCATCGACTGGCCCTTGTCCATGTCCCACACGTTCGTGGTGCCCTCGACCAGAGCGAACCGGCGCTTTGCGCTTTTCAGGACCAGACCTTCTCCCCCCTGCCCCCCGTCGACCGAGGAGGCGGCCGTGCCGGGCTCATCCAGACGGCCCTCGACATCGGAATGTTCATCAAGGCCGACGGCCGCCTCGGTCTGTTCGGCCGGCTCGACCACCGTTGGGGAACGGGGAAGTTCGCCCAGCGGTGGCGGAGCCGAAAGTCGTGACTTGGCGTCAATGCCCAGGATCTGCGCAGCCGCTCGGGTGGCTGCCCGCCGGTCATCGTTGTGCATCAATATGCAGAACACATCGAATGCATCGTTCTTGTGTCCGTTAGCCAGCGGGTCGGACGTGTGGTGCGAGTACAGCTTTTTGTCGTCGGTAATTGTGACACCAGGAAGTCCCGAGCTGCTCTGCGGGCACAACCACTTGCTGCCAACCCTCTTGTAGCCATGCGCCTCGATCATCGTGGCGATGTCGTGAGTGCGGTTGAACTCAGGAATCACCTCGGGCAGTGGATCTCCAGACCGGGCCGCTACGGGCCGGGGAGAGGCAGCATGTCTACTCACTGGAACAGCAGGCTGAGGCCTCCACGGGCACAACGCCTCGCCATTCGGTTTGAACTCTTCCCAACCCTGCCAAATTGCCAGCAGCTCTCCAGGCAGATCAGGCAAACCGCTTGCGTCCGGTGCATTTCGCCACGTATACGGTTTGCCAGTACCCGGATGGATCGACGGAGGCAATACGTCCTGCACTAGACCAGCACGAAGCTCGAAAACGGTGAGCTTTTTGAATGGATCAGCGGCCATGCGGAGTGCCGCCTCCCTGACTTCATCTTTTGCATCGACTGCAGCCCTTACCTGAGCCATCAGCCCCTTGTGAATAATGCCCTCGGGGTCATTCTTGTTCGGCCATACAAGCGCATGCTTCTTCAGCTCTACGCCATCAGGAACGCGGAACATGATGCGGAATCGTGCGGGATTGCCCACAGAGGTAGGGTATGACTCCGCGAGCGCATCAACGTCGATGCCATGGGTCTGCCGAAGCACCAATCGAGTGAACTCAACGTCGTCAACATCAAGGGAGCAGACACGGCTCGGGCCGAGTACAACGCCCAGGTTGTGACTCGGATTTGCGGCCCAAAACTGCTCGGCGCTTGCGACATCAGTAAAATAGCCACCGGGCTTATTCCAGCCTTCTTGCGTCGGCCCCTTCGTGCCTGGCTCCATAGGAACCAAGGCGAGATTGAAGGTTTGAATGTAACGCCGCGCCCAATCAGCTGTGGTAGGAATTGGGCGCTCGTTCATCTGCGCCGCTCCCGTAGCTCCTGACAACTGGTGCAGGTTTCGCAACCCGCCACCATTTGCTGCCGCTTCATCGGAATTGGCTCGCCGCAGTCATCGCAGAACTCCGAACTGGGCTTTGTCACGGGACGAGGACGACGCTGAAGAGCCACTTGAAGGTGGTAATCGGCTTGATCATTGGCTACATCGATCACATCAACCATGGGTGCTTTCCTCCATGGCCTGGCGAGCGCCCGCCATGATAGCCAGCACCTGGCGGATAACATCCATGCCCCGCTGCTCCAGGTCGACCACCTCTACCGGCGTCCAGACGTTGTCTGCGGCCCCATCATGCAGGCTCCCGACAAACTCGCTGGACTCCTCAAGGAGCTTTGCAACCGCCTGCAGCGCCTCATTGGTCGCTGGCACTGGTTCAGGGCGGTACCAGACTGCACCGGCTGGACGCACCAAGGCATCAAGCAGACGCGGACTTGCAGTCAACTGAACGATCTCTTCAAGCTCGTCGGGAGTGGGCCAGCGGCGCTCTTCGTTGTGGTTGAGCTTCTTTTGAAGCGTGTCCACATCCAGCCCCATGTCGAAGGCCAGCCTGGTCATTCCGCCGTGATAGTCACGACCTGCGCGATAGAGCGCCTGCCGCAAGGTGAGCACCGGGCCTGCACCCGGCAATAGATCAATGCGACTCATAACCGTAAATCCTCGGTTTACGGTGTAGTCACAGGGCTTTCAACGTCCTATCCTGTGAATACGACCGGTGTGTTGTGCTTTGCGTGCTGTGCGGGCATTTCACGCGGTTTTAGTCATCCGTCGGATCTTGTGGTGAGAGGCGACCGGATGGCGGGGTACATCGGCGCTATGCGCCGTTCACGCTGAGCTAGGGGATTCTTGTGGTGAGAGGCCCTAGCTCAGTCGTCCTTACTTCTGCTGTTTTTCAGCAATCTTTTTTTTGCTCTTCATAGAACAGCTCAATAGCCTTACCCACCTCATAGCGGACAGCTGCGCCCTTTGTGGCGCGGTAGATCGTTGGCTGTGTCACACCGACACGATCTGCAATCGCGCGCTGCGAAAAGCCCAACTCAATCAGTTTTTGAAGCATCTCTTGAATGGTCATTGCACCCACCGATGCGTTATCGAATTGGAAAGATAATACCCAAACGAATTATGCGTGGCAATACAATTCCGATACGAAAACGAATCAGAGCAAAGGCCGTGATAGGAAAGCGCGTAGCACAGCGAATGCATGAACTTGAGTGGTCCGAGGGGGAATTGGGAAGACGGTCAGGCGTCCCCCAACCGACGATCCATCGGATCCTTACGGGTACCTCTGCCAGCCCTCGCCAAGCCAACGTTGAAAAGCTGGCAAAAGCCTTGGGCGTTACGAGTGAGTGGCTGTGGAAAGGCGGCGAAGCGCCTGAGATCGTCACTGGACCTAACTCCAATATCGAACCAGGGCCCCGTATTCGCGGATTCGTCCCGCTGATTTCTTGGGTACAAGCGGGATCGTGGTGTGAAATGCAGGATGTGCTTGAGCTACAGGATGTAGAAAACTGGTTGCCATGCGCTGTATCCCATAGCAGCGCGACGTTCGCACTGCGGGTACGCGGCTTGTCGATGTTCAATCCCCACGAACGACGGTCGTTCATGGAGGGGGACATCATTTATGTCGACCCCAATAAAGACTACGAGAATGGATCGCTTGTGATTGCCAAGCTCGCCGACAGCAAGGAAGCGACCTTTAAGCAAGTTGTCTTTGAGGGAGCACGACGGTTCCTCAAGCCGCTTAACCCGTCCTGGCCTGACCCTATTATCGAGCTACCCGAAGACGCATTAATCTGCGGCGTGGTCATCTCCAAGCTGGAAATCTTCTAACCTACCGCCCATACGGATCAATACGAATAGGTATTGACCATCTAAATTCGTTTAAGTATTGTCTGGA